CCAACCCATGTTTATCCAGTTTGCTATTATATCGCCATTATCCCTTAACCAATCATTCATTTCTTTTAAAGCATTATTTATCTCAGTGTACCCTGAAGAAAATCCAGTCCTTGCAATAATATCCCAAGTTGTCTTTAAAGATGTTCCTATTGCTGCCCATGTGCTTTCAATATCTTGTGACGCAGCACTATATCCACTGAGAAGTCCGCCAATCCACTCTAATAAATCGCCTGCTTCTTTATGTTTTTTAACTTCTTCAGAAAGAGGCCCACTTACCATTCCTTGCAATTGTGTAGCGAGTACATTTGTTGCCTTTACTTCTCCCTCTATTAGTGCTCTCATCTCCTGCCTAACCTGTACTTCTTTGTTCTGGTATTGAGCAGACACAACCGCAATAGCATTTGCAATGTTCTTAAATGCTTCCAACTCTTTAGGGTTATAAATATCAAGCAACTGACCACCAGTAATCATTTGCTCATTCATTGCCCTTAAATCCTTTGCGGTTGCAATAGTTTCCTGGTCAATCTTCTCCATTGCACGGGCAAGGTCTGTTGCGTAAGTCTTTGCTTCCTGATATTGAGCACCTATATTTGTATTGGCGGTCTTTTCCATCATGTTTGTTATCTGTGCTGCCATTTGAGTTACTGATAAATTAAATTCTTCAACAGGTTGATAGATATTTCCAAAGGCATTGCCAAGCATCCTTATGGCTTTTTCTGCCATATAGAATTTCATTGTCAGGCCAATCCAACCTTTATTTAAACGGTCAATAAAACTCGATGATGACCGTTCCATTTCAGAGTGCATTCCACGAACAAGGGTTTTTACTTGTTGAACATCCTGCGCCATCTGTGCAGTGTTCATTGCAATACTAACCATCAATCCTGTTGCCATATTATTTCACCTTTGCCCCTGGAAATCTGAGTGCTGTTTTAAGTTTGTCCTCAACTGGTCTATCATCCTTTTTGTGGATTTTCTTATCAAGATCCTCATTTTCTATAATGAAGTATGCCATCCACTCTGTCAATTCATCACTCGTAATGCGGTTTAACAATTCATTTACTGTACATCCAAGTTCTTTGGCGAGGGAGAAATAGAATCTTCTTTCTCCTCGCCTACGAAGTTTTTTGTTAATTCTTCCATATCTTGTTGACCTATTTTATTCAACCTCTGTGCAACAACAAACACCCTATCAAGAGCAGCAGCACTTTTTTCACCAAGTAATGATATATCACGGTCAGAAAATATCCTTTCATTTTTTTCGTTGCAGGCACACCTTGCAACTAATTTTGCCCGAAGATTTGAGAGGTTCTTAACAGGATTGTCGCCCTTCTGGTCAAATAAATCTTGTTCAAATGCATCCCTTTCTGAACCTCTCATCATTCGTATGCGTACCTTTCCTCCCCATTCAGGTACATCAACTTCTTCAAATTTCAAATCATCTGCCTTAATAATGTCATCTCTCCCTAAAAGCATATATCCTCCCTTAGCTTGATTTTGTACTCCAATATGTCTGCCCATCAATCTCAATGGTCAAACTGCCTTTCATTGCAGCATCCACCCCACCACTGATGCTAAATCCTGTTGGATACCCCCAGAACATTACATTGCTTGGCAGAGCACTTGAATCTGTCGCTGTCTGGTCTGTGAACCTTATATCAAATGCCCTTCTCTGTCTTGCCTTTCTGTCTGCAATTAATGCCCACTGCATAGCATCGCTGGTGTTAAAGTTTACCTCCAAGGTTAGTTGCCCCTCGTCTGGAAGTGAAACCAATTTCTCCTTTGCCGTGCTTTGCAAATTGGTAATATCTATGATTGATGGATTGCCGCCAGGCCCTGTGAAGTTTGTTATATCGCCGATATTGGTCATTTTCAATCCATTCAAAGTACCAGTGAATGAAGTGCTTGTGGTCATTGTTTCAAATATACCAAGGACTGTTGCAGCAACATTGTGAATTGTGTATATCTTACCAACATTGCTGCTTGCCGCATATGTAGTCCACACCCTCATTGCAGTTGTAAACCCATCGGCAATGAAATCTCCCGCCCCTGTCCTTCTTATTGCAGTAGCATCAAAAACAAGAGTGGTTGAACCTGTGCCTGCTGTTGAACCTGCACCAGTGGACTCTCTTCTAATCATTACTCCTTGCGCTGAGATTGCCATGTTCTACCTCCTTATGATGACCAGGTTATTTCACCATCAATCTCAATGGTAATACTGGCAGTGATTTTATTATCAACAGAACCACTGATTGAAAACCCAGTGCAATATCCATGACCCCATGCAAGAGAACTGGAAGCATCAGGAAAAAGAATCCCCCACGATTTCTTTGTCCTTGCCTTTCTGTCTGCAATCATGTCTTTCTGTTTGTCGTTAAGTGAAGTGGCATATCCAAAATTAACTTCCAAAGTTATCTGTCCTTCATCAGGCAGGCCAGGGAGTTTCTCTTTAGCGGTAGAACCAAGATGAGTAATGTCTATGATTCCTGCCGACCCAGAGGGCCCTGATATGTTTGATACCTCTCCAACTGCTGCTGTTGTATCCATTGCTGTTGTAACTGCTTCTGTGCTTACACACCATAAAAACTGACATCCTTGTGCTGAAATTGCCATGATAAATTACCTCCTTTTATTCTTGATTCCATATGGAATAATCTTGCGAAACACGATATACCCCTAATTCATCTTCGTAAAATTCTCGGTCATCATCCAACAAAGCTTTATACCCTGTGGCAGACCCCATAGCCGAATGTAGTGCCGTAGATATAGATTTTGATTCTGCATATCCCGTTGAATAAATATCAAATTGAATATATACCTGTTGGAGAGAAGTGTACCCTCCAAACGAATTTTCTGATCTTGTATTAATCCTTGTATAAACAATAGATGGGTATGTTGGAGGTTGTGGAAGATGCATAGGATATATACGAGTTCCAACAAATGTTGACAATCCATTTACGGTTGATAGGTGAAGATACATTTTATTCTCAATCATAATCCTTTACCTATATAAATCCGTAATATATTATTTGTTGCCTTTGCATATTCATATGCTATAAATTTGTTTAATGCATCCCTCATAGCAGCCAATACATTATCAATATTGTTCCATAGTGCAGGTCGTATGAATGGTTGTGCATTTAACCCATGTCCACCATATTCTATAAACCTACCAAACCACGCAGCATCACCAAGAAATACTCTATAAATTTCTGTAAGCAATGGTCTTTTTTTTGCTCTACCTATCCAGATGTTTTTTCCTACCCATCCTGGATTAAATCTCTGCCTTATCATATTATTTCCAGAAGTTATGGGAACTCCTTCAAGCTCTTTTGCGTTAAGGTTTTGTATCCCAAGCTTCCACTTTCCTCTTTTCCCCTTTACCTTAACACCAATTATTTCCTTTGCCTTAGACCAATATGGCTTTGGTGCTCTATATACTTTCATTTTTGCTTCTTTCTTTACAATTTCCGCGCCAGCGAAACATGCTGCCCTCAATGCTTTTTTTTGCACCTTTCTTGGGAACTCATCGAGTTCGGAATACAATTGTTCAAACCCTGTTAATTTAAAACTAACAATCCCATGTGCCATTATGTTGCCGTCCTCAAGTCTTGCTTTTCACACATAAGCACTATCTCGTTATTTCTTTCATTTATGTTAAGCACTGTTTCTATATTGTAATTATTCCCGTTCCATACCACTTTCATTGCAGGAGTGATAGTTAATGGACAATGTCGCAATATTATTTTTGTATCAACCATCGATAAAGATTGACCACCTATAAAATTTTCCCTTCCTGATAATGACCCAATGATTGGTTCTATGCTTGCCCATACTTTCATAAATGTCACCCATGTATTTATCACTTCACCATATGATGTTGATGGTGCAACTGTTGATTTCATTATGGATATTTTATGGCGAAGTTTGCCTGGGTTCATTAAAAAACCTCTGGAAGTATGTATGGGTCAAGCAATCCATCATATAACCCTCGCTTCAAGTTTTCTACGCTTCTTCCCTCAATTATTGGGTTTCTGTATTCATACAGCACACTAACTCTCAAATACATCCATGTCTTTATTGGTTCTGGTACAGTGCTATACCCTGCCTTATATGCAATACTTACAGCATTTCTCTGTAACCTTACATTGGTTGGGTATGAATTATCATAACTCGGATATACCCTTGCAGGTTCACTAACAAAATCAACCGTATATGCCGTTGCGTCCCATGTAGTTAATGTGCCTGCTGTTGTATCCTCCACGTAGGTAATTACAACATTGCTACTTGCCGTTGATAGTGGCGGTTTTGGCAAAGAAATCCAAGAGACTGTGCTATTGGGAAATTTATCAATATATCCTACATAACTTGTTGGTGTAATTGTCCTCTTGGTTATGTTCTCTGCTAAATCCCTTGCTGCAACAATAAGTGTTTTTATTATAAGGTCTTCCTCGTCATACTCAATCTTGAGATAGTCTTTCACCTCTGCAATTGATACTGGCAGTGCTGTACTTCTGCTTGATATTGTTAGAATCATGATGCCACCCCTGACCTTACACTGATACCTATTTTGCCCCACACAAGACCGTTAACATAGTCGGGCCCATATGCAATAAGTGGAGCATCATAGTCACCTGGTTGTATTGTTGTAGTCATGCCAAGGTATAGCCTTACCTCTCCTGTGTTGTATCCTGCCTGTGCCCACCTAATCGGTGATGTTGCCCCATTGGTGCTTGATATGGTCATAGTACCCAGAGTAATAGTCATAGCTGTTGAGGTTGCCAGATTTACAGCACTATCATTCTCCTTCAGGAGATAGTCTATGCTGTTGTCATGTCCTTGATATACAACCTCCCTCATAATCTATCTCCTTATGTTGCATCACCAAAGGTAATTTTCCAAGCTGGTATGCTCACCCTGTCAGATGTACTCTGTACTGTGCTTGGCGTGCAGGTTGTATAATACCATAGCCCGCTGTTTCCTGCTGCTGTTCCATACAGGGCAATATGGGAGATGACCCCTGTTGCATTTGGTGTTAATGTTGATTTTGCACCTACAGTAATTTTTCTTGCACCAGCAGTAGCACCATCTGATTTTGTGAATGATGTTGATGCCCCTGTTGTCATAGTTGCTCTTATGATGTAAGTTGCTGCTGTACATGCTGCAAGGTTAGCAGGCGCATCTGTAAGTCCAACAATCATAGTTGCCCTTGCTGCCAGATAATCTAATGCTGCATCCAATATCAAAGTGGAACAATATTTTGCCATGGTATCCTCCTTAAGCTATTTTTCTTTGCGGTGTAATATCTATTATATCCAAGGGTTTCAACCCTAAAATAGTCTTTTGCGGTGTAATATCCTGCATACTTGTATTGTTGAATAATCCTAATGCAGACCAGATAGCGATTGCCAAGGTGATGCTGTCGGGAACATTGCTGATGTTGTCACCTGCTATGCCAACCATAAGTTCTCGTGATAATGTCACAAGGTCTGGTGTATTGGTTATTGTTGACTCTGCTATTGACAAAGTAATCTTTTTTACCAGTGTAATAGCATCAACAGCAACATTGTGCCTTGTATCTGCTACCGATGATACTGCCTTGTCAACTATAAGGGTTATTTGGTCTGCATTTAATTCATGCCTGCTGCTTGATACTGTCAGGTTGAGGGTAAGTTCTTCACCAACAGTTACTCCAATGTCGTCCACTGTCAGAGGATGCCTTGAGTCTGCAACAACCAGAGTCCTATCCCTTGTCAGTGTTGGAGAATATGACCTGTTGGGATGATAAGATTCGCTTACAGCAAGAGTTCTCTCTTGGACAAGGGTTATCGTGTCTGCCCTGTTAACATGGTATGAATCAAATACCACCAGATCAGGTCTATCTACACTCAGGCTGATTGTTTCACTGGTGAATGGATGATAAGATGCTATCCCTGATAAAGTCTGCTCAAGAGTCAATTGTGGAGATTC